CCTTTAAAGTTAAAGTCCGACAAGAAAGCGTGCTGTAGTTTTCTGCCTCGATCCTTTTCGTACATGTCAATGATACCACGAATTGTTTCAATATCTTTCGCTGTTTCCTTAACGTCTTTGATTGCGTTGAAGGCGATTCGACATGGGATTTCTTTTTCTTCAATCCAATCCAACATGCGAATAAAGTTATCTCTGGTCTGGAACTTCTTAGACAATCTCTTTCTTTTTGATACTGTCCACTCTCCGGTGATATTTGGGTTGGTTGAGGTATCTAGATTTTCATCCCACACATATGCAGCGGATGGTTTTGTGTCGATTCCCTCATAAACACTTAGATCATAATCATAACCCTCATAAAAACCATACATGCCCAGACGAACCCAATCAAAAAGTTC